CTATACCTTTGTAAATGTCCAGTTGGACTTCGTTGCAACCAATGCGTTCCATTCATCTTCCGTAAAGGCTGCCTCTGCTGCCGCTTTATTGAAAGATGCCGTCAGGCCGGTTGCTGTCCCGGATAAGGCTGCCACAACGCTTTTCATACTTTCCTTTGTCAGAGGTGACCATTGTAAATTGATCGATCTGCCGATGGTGCCCTCAAAGGTGATGTTTTGAAGATCCCTTGCTGTTCCGAACGTACTGTCAACAATAGGAGTGGTTTCTGAGACGATCAGTTTATCGATTGCAACGACCTTACAGCCTGAGCCGAACGTATACGCCATATTTGTGGACAGACGGGCATCAATTGTTGGAATGTGTGTAATGCTCGCACCCTGAAACGCCTGGATCAAACTTATGCAGTTGGATGTATCCAATGTCACACCCAAGGTCTCAAGTTTGTCTTTTAAATCCGTTATGGCTGAATACTGAAACATACCACTCATATTTGTTGGTTTGATATGGTACTTAGGTCTGAATATTTCATCTGTCCACCCACGCACAAAGGCTTGCGTGTAGTCGGTTGTGTTTCCGTTTTGCTGATAGGCATCCCAAAAGCTGTCATATTCTGCCTGTTTGCCATCGGTAAAGCCCTCATTGTACGCCGTTTCAGTATCTCCACCTTCAGCCTTGCCGGTTTCATACCCGGATGTATAGCCTGACTGATAAACTTTATCCATGTTTTGGGCCACAGTGGTCAGCTTTTCCGCAATGCTCATACTGTGTCACCACCTATCATTTCTTCCTGAAGGGCAATGATACCGTCCAGGGCGGTTTCCATGTTCCCAACCGTGGTCTCCAGTTCGGCATTGGTGACATAGCCTGCATCATTTGTAAAGCTGCTGACGGTTGTGGGCAGATCCCCCCGGGACAAATACCAATATGTGGGAATGACCTTCACGCCGATGTGAGGATCTTCATAAAAAGAAACAACAAAATCAAATCCCTCCTTCGTCCCAAGGAAGGTTGCCGCCGTGTCGTTTATGTCGGACAGCGTCATCATAACGCCGTCCACTTCGCAAAAGACAATGTTTCCGGCATTGTAAGCGGCATTGATATCCCAGTAGGTACGCCATGACTTCCCATCAACAGGCGTCATATTGTTAGTCGAAAATTTGCTGATATCCGCATCCACATGAACATAATACACACCCACACTGTCCTTTGCCAGCTTCTTAGCAAACTCCGACTGGGTGCCTCTGTAGCCACCCTCTACGGCGGTCTGATAGGCAGATTTCCCGTTAAAATCTCCCCGTTTGATAGCCTGTTCCAGCAGCGAAAAGCTTTGCTGCCACACCGGCAGCGTGGGGTCCGCGCTTTCATCCTCCGACGGCTCTGCCCCGGGGACAATGTTGCCTGCATTGGCCCATATCGTAGGGATCTGCTCTGTGCCGTCGGCGTTGGTGCCGTATACGCCGATTAAAACAGTGCTTTTAGGGGTCTTAAGCAACTCCCAGGGCACCACCGCCTGTTCAATATCCAGGCAGCACATCACCTTTCTGCCCACCCGGAATACCGCTGTTTTCTTCAGGCCCTGCCAGCTTTCGTCAAAAATAAACTTCACAGGCAGGCCCACCGTTCCCACCACCAAAGGTGCCGAAACGGTCATCACCGCCTTTCTGCCTGTGACTGTGATCTCAATATGCTCCATATGCTCACTCCTTTGTATACCAGATCTGAACCGTGGCGGTCAGATCGGAATAGTTATAATCTGTGCTGATCTCCACATTGGACAGTCCCACACGCATGCCAATGCTGTAGAAAGCGGGACCGGATACCGGGAAAGCAATTCCATTGGAGGCCTGCCCTTTGGCTTCTATGATCCGGGTTGGAGAAAGGCCGTGAGCCACCGTCCTGGTGGTGCTGTTGGGCAGAGCGCCAAAGTTAATAAGCTTGGTGTACACCGGCAGATTTCGAAAGCGCCGTGTGGTCCGATACTCTGTGTCTATCACCATCGGCGGATCCGGCCACTCCCAGCTCTGCCAGGTGCCGTTAGAAAGGTTTTTATGTCGGCAGCCGCCGCTGTTGTAGCTAAACAGGCGAAGGGTGCCGTATTTTTCGGTACCGCGCCAGATATAGACTCCGTAGAGATGGCCGTTGACACTCACGGTATAAAACCGGCAGCCGTGGTCTGCAATGCCGGCATAGAGCTGGCTGATCCCACTTTCCAGTGTCTGAAAGCTATCATACTCCAAAAAACCATCGGTCAGGTTCAAAGAGGCGGCACCCAGTTTTTTCAACGCCTCCGGGGCAGTGGCTGCGCCGGTGCCGCCCTGGGCAATGGGCAGGGTCCCGAATTTGGCTGCGCCATTTTCCTGCGTGGCGTAAAATGCCCCGTTTTTCGTGCCGATGGCAGACATCCAGGCGCCGTTGGGACTTTTCACGATCACCGCAAAATCCGTATCCAGGCCGTTCCAGTTTTTCCGGCCGGTGCCGCCCTGGTCCAGTGCCAGGGCTTTATCCATCTGCACCGGCACATGGAAAGCAAAGCTGTCCTTGCCCCAGTCGAACACCGGCTGGCCGGTGCCCAAGGTCAGCGTTTTGGTCACCGTTTCCAGCTTATCTGCCGCCTGCACCGTCAGGGCATAGGACTGTTCGTAATCCATCCCCTCCAGCGTCACTGAAGCGGAATAGGTATTGCCGCTGAGCACCGGCGTCAGGGTCACATAGCCTCCGGTGCCTATTTTATAGCGCAACGTCAGGGCGTTGCTGACCGCGCCGAAGCCTTGGTTAAAAAACACACCGCTGAGGGTCAGCTTTGCAGTGCTGCCCGTGGCAGAGGTGCGTTTGACGGTTGCTCTGCAGGTCAGCCGCACATAGGGAATGAGGGTGCACTGCACATTGACTGCGGCAGTATAGCCACGGCTGTCACAGGCGTAGAACCGAAACTTGTCCTGCTCTACCCCTGCAATTTTTAGGGTATTGCCGGTGATGGTCTGTTCACAGATCTTTTTTTCTGCCACAGTAGCCAGCTTTTTGGCTGTAGCGGAGATGGTGCACAGGGCGTTGGAGTGATAGCGGATCAGCTTAGTCTCATCCCCTGTCAGTGCCACCGTTGTAGCCTTGCTGTCCACCACGGTACCGGAAACTGTGGGCTTGCAGACGGCCTTGTCTGTACCAACCGTAAAGGCAGCCGTTACCGGCTGGCCGATCAGCGTATTGCCGGAGTAGGTCCGCAAGGTCAGAGTGCAAACGCCCTTCTTGCTGCTGGGAATGACGCTGTAGAAGCTTTCCGGAAGCCGAAAATCCACACGCTCCGCGCTGAATTTGACCTCCATTGCACTGATGCCGCCGGTTTTGGTAACATAGCCTGACAAGGTGCCAAAGCTGTAGGCAATGCTGTGGGTGTAGCTGCTGTTGCAGCGGTTAACGGCCAACGCCGCTGTGCCGCCGATAACACCGCCTCCGGCACTTATGGTGCTGTTTTGGGGTATTTGGGTCAGCCGTAACAGCTTGCTGTGCTCCACCACCCCGGCAGAGATGTTGGTATCCATCCAGGTGCGCACCTCAAGGGTACAGTTGCCGCTTATGGTATGCTCCACCGTCAAAACCCGGTCCAGCAGAGTGGTTTGGCTCTGCTGAGGCAGGGTGTAGCTGATCTCCACCGTCTGCTCCTGACCGCCGTTGACGGAAATATAGCAGTAGGCTGTCCGCTGGGTCAGGTTGTAGCTTTGGTCCGTTTGGGTGGAGGTCCACAGGATGCGCACCTGGGATGTATTTGCTTGGGTATCCTGACTCAGCTGGGTCAGGGTCAAATCTTGTAAAACTGCCATAGTTTCTCCTTATTCCAATATCTTCGGCTTACGCGAAATTGCAGTTTATTGAGCTGTTGCGGATTTTAGGAAGCAACACGCTCTCCCTATGGGAGAGCTGGCAAAAATCTTTGATTTTTGACTGAGAGGGCTGTAAAACATTGGAAAAACCCTCTCCGTCAGCCCGTTCGGGCTGACACCTCTCCCAGAGGGAGAGGGTGTTTGGGTTCTCTATAAACTGAAATTGCGCTGCTTAGCGCTTTATCCCACCCAGAAGCAGGCGGTTCTTTTCTTTCCGTCTGCGTCGGTGTGGTCCTCGAAACGGCTGTTGCTTCCTATGATCAGGTAGTTGTTCACCGTCACATCGGTGGCCTTGACCCCGTCCTGATCCGCCTGCAGCACCACCGTATCCTCTCTGGAAACATACATGCCCGTATCCGTCAGCAGGTTTTCCATCTGCTGACCTTCTTTTTTGATCCGCAGGCCGTCAGCGTTCAAGGTAAAGCCTGTAGCGGTGGTGACCTGCTGTGCTCCCTGCTGCTGGATGCTCTCCACAGTCAGTTCCACCTGCCGGGTATCCTGCTGCAGGGTGGTCATCTCCTGCCGCAGAAGGTCTTGTTCCTCCTGCTGGCAGGATACCTGCGACCGGATGCCCTGGGCCGTCAGCTCCAGCTCGGCGGTGCGGCTGACGGCGCACTGAAGCTGCTCATCCATTGCCCGCACCTTGATATCGATCCCATAGGCGTGCTGGTCCAGCACCGCAATATCCTGCTCACAGCCCTGCACCTGGGTTTTCAGGCCCGTCACGGAAAGCTCCAGGCTGGCGACCCTTCCCTGGGCATCCTTGTTTTCCGCCCGGATGCCGTCCACCGTGGTCTGCAAATTCAGCACCCGGCCGGACAGGGCCTTGTAGCTTAAGCTGTGAAAGGCATCGGTGCTGCCCCGGCTGCGGCTGCCGGTGCATTGCACCGAGGTGCGCTGGTCCCGGGTCTTGACGGTCATGGCGCAGGTCACAAACGCTGTGCCATGACTGTCCGTCACCTGAATCAGCTCTCCTGCCCGGATGTGCCGCTGCCCGGGAATTTCCACCGAGCAGGGCCTGTAGGAAAATTCTTCCAGCAGCGCATACAGCCTTTGGGCCACCGGCAGCAGCGTTTCGCTGTTTTCTGCCTGCAGCAAAGGATTTCCGGTGATGCAGTAGGTGTTTCGCTCCTGCTCGGTGTCCGGATACACCGTCCCCACATCCTGCTGGGTCTGCCGAAGCTGAATTTTCTGCACCGGCTGGACTTCGTAATCCTCATATTGCAGCGTTCCCTGATAGTAGAATTCTTCCCCTGTGGGTGCGATTTGGTTGCCACGGTCTGTATACCAGGCAAAGCGCAGCACCCCTTCCGGGTCGGCATACAAAAACCGGCCGCCGGCCTGTCCTGCCCAGCGCAGAAGCTGCCGGCCGCTGACACCGCTGGCGGTAAACCTTCCCACCGGAAGATCGCCGCTGAGCAGCTCCGTGGTGTCCACCTCCACGCCACATTCCTGCCCGGCAAGCCGGGCAAAGTCCGCCAGGGTATAAGGCCAGCCCTCCAGGGAATCCAGCCAGTCCGTCAGGTCCCGGTCCAGCAGGCTGACCCGGTCATAGGCCGTCAGTTTCAGGGTGTTTATCCCGGTCCTTTTCGGTTTTTCTGTGATGAAAACGCCCAGCTTTTCCCGGTTTCCCAGGCTGTCCTGCCGGTAAAGGGTCAGCTCCTGACCGGCCTGTATGCTGCAAGCGTTTTCCAGCAGCACCGTGGCCGCAAGCTGGGCCGCGCACACCGACCCCAGGGTCAGCTCTTTATCTTCATTGACACAGGCCGTCAGGGTCAGGCTGGCAATGGCGTTTTCCCCGGCCTGGCCGGAGGAAAGCTCCGTTCCGTCCGGCAGGACCAATATGTTGGTATCCATTTCCATGCCTCCTTACACGCCGATGATCTGAAAGCCGTAGTTGCTCCACAGACCGGTCCTGGCGTTTTTCCAGCTAATGGAATACTTGCTGCGGTAGGCGGCGGTCACCTGCTGCTTTGTAGCATCGATCCGGTCCGGATGGGTAAAGGAGAAGGTGGCCGCATCCGGAAAGAGCCCTTCCATGTATTGTTTCTCCTGCTCTGTCAGATGCTCATAGGTAAAGGACCAGCAGGGCACCTTGTAGCGCACCGGGTAGCGGTGCATCACACCGCTTTCATCCCGTCCGGTCTGTCCGCTGTCCAGATCCTCGTAGGATACCTCCACCTGAGCATCCGGCACCAGCATAGGCTTGCCGTTAATTTGGAAAATCGTTGTTTTCTCTCGCATCAGTATCCTCCTGTGATCACGGCCATTTGATGGGCATACCGCTGGGCAGCCGCGCCGATGACGCTGTCACCCAGCTCGATGGCCTCCACGGTACCGCGCAGCCGGCGGTTTTCCTCCAAAAGTGCCTGAAAACCGGCCATCATAGCCGAAATATGGTCCTGCATCACCACGCTGACCGCCTCCTGAATGGTGGTCAGGGGTGCTTCGATGTTGGTGCCGTGACGCTGGTCACCCACCACCGCCATAAAGGGCTTGTTGGCCGGCAGCACCGCACCCTGGGCCAAATAGGGGATTTGAGGTGCCGTAAAGCTTTGCAGGCCGAAGGATATGGTCTTGCCGCCGATCACCGGGATCCAGTCCGGCACCGTAAAGCGCAGCTTGTTCATAGAGCCGGTCATGTAGTTCAGCCCGGCTGTCAGGCTGCGGAGCATACCGTTGATCAGGCCGATGATGGCGTTGATGGCACCCTTGACCCCGGAAAAGGCCGGATCCACCGTCTTCTCCTTCAGCCAGGCCCAAGCCCCCTGCCAAACGGATTTCAGGCCGCTCCAGGCGGAGGTGGAGGCATTGCTGACCAGACCGAAGCTGCCTGCCAGCTTAGAAACCGTACCGGTCAGCAGACCAAAGGCGGAATTGCTTCCGCTCAGGCTGCTGCCTGCCCCGGACAGCACCTGCAGCAGCGAAGACAGCACGCCGCCTGCCTGCCCGGAAGCATCCTTCCAGCCCATGGTCTTCAGGGCCGCCTGGGCCACCATGGCAATAAACTGCTTGCCGATGCCGATAAATGTGGATACGGGGCCATGGTTGGTGCTGATCCAGTCGGAAAAGCCACCTAACTCCGTGGTAATGCCCTGCAAATAGGTGATCACCTGATTGCCTGCCCACTGGGCCAAAGGCTTCAGGCAATTTTCCCACAGCCAGGAAAAATAGGGCTTCAGCTCCTCGATCACCACGCCCAAAGCACGCAGTGCCGCGGAAAGCGCGTCCAAAAATACCGGCAGCAGCTCCTCCACCGTCCATTTCGCCAAGGGCAGCAGCAGATTGTTCCAGGCCCATTCCAGTCCGGAAAACAGCGCCCGGGTCAAAGGCTCGACGGCAGCCTTCAGCCGTTCTAAGGACTGGGCTGCCGGGTTTAAATTCAGGCTTTTCAGGGGGGCCAGCAGTGCCGTCAGCCGGTCTGCCAGGGTCTTCCAAATGCCGCTCAGGGGCTGGACCGTCCCGGCATCAAACACCCAGGAAGGTGACGAGCCGGAACTGCTGCTCAGCCGGTTGATCTGGTCAAACCCGGCTAAGGTCCGCTTCAGGCTGTTGCCGGAGGATGTGGCGCTGGATACACTGGCTGAAAAATTCTCTGCCTCTGCCGAGCCGAAAAACAGCATCCGCAGCACATACCCCACAGCGTTTGCCAAATTGGTCACCACCTCCACGGCAGCACGAACCGCCGGCAGCAGCAATTGCACCAGGGGCGCTGCCGCGCCGATCACCGCCGTCTTCAAGCCTGCAAAGCTGCCCTGAAGCTGATACAGCGACTGTGCCAGCTCCTGCCCGTAGAGAGCCGCCGCCATTTGCTGATCCTCCAGCGACTCCACCCGGAAAGCATCCCGGAGCATGGAGGATGTGCTGCGCAGCAGCCCCTTCAGCTTGCTTTTCAGCAGCCTGGAAAGAGAGGCCATAGACTCCTTCAGGGTCCTAAGCAGCCGTTTCATAAGGATTTGGGCCTCTTTCACCAGATCTGCCTCTTTTTCCCAGCTTTCAAAGCCTTGCAGGATCCCCTCTTCTAAATCAAGATTCATTTATGTTTCACCTCGCTTTGCTCCAGCATTTGCTGAAGCTGCTTTCGCTGAAGAAGCTCTTGGGGTGTGTAATGCTTCTTCAGGTCCACCTTCTGCCGGTTTTCCCGGTAGAAGCTCTGCTCCCAGCTCTCTAACTTTTTTCCCCGGGCCAGCTTGTCCCGGATGGCCACCACGGTGCTAAGCTGCCCCTCCCCCACGGCGTGAAACCAGGAAAGGAAGGTCCACCAGTGTACAAAGGGCAGCTGCCGGATCTCCTGCCCGGCCACCCGGTTCACATCCCCCAGGATCAGCGGCGCATCCTGCTGCCAGTCCAAAAGCTTCGGCCCGGGAGCAGCAGACGGATCGGTGCCGTAGCTGATAAAATCCGCCAGGGCCTGTGCCGCCTGCTGCCGGTGCTGCTGGGGGATGGGCTGGGCATAAAACAGCGCCAGCGCGATCTCCCAGCGGATAAAATCCGGCAAGGATGGGTCATTCAGGTAGGAGAAAATCTCCAAAATATCCCGGAAATCGGCGTTGATCGGCACTATCTGTCCTCCGATCTCCAACGCCCGGGGCAGGCTCCAAAGCTGCGTCACTGGGCTGCCCGGCGAGCCTGGGCTTTCCGCACAGCGGACTGGACTGCCTGACGGGTGCAGCTCTGCGCCCCCTCCACCAGCACCGGCTGCAGTGCCTGAAACAGGTTGTTCACCACACGCTGACCGTTTCCGGCCACCGCCAGCAGATTGATGCCCTGCAGGATCTGCTCAAAGTCGTTGCCTTCTCCGAAGACCCAGCTTAACAGCTCCTTCATTTTCCGGTCGGCCTTGCACAGCAGTGCCAATGCGGCCTGACCCTGGTCATCCTCCTGCACTGCCTGTGCCTGGGCAGCCAGCTCCTTCTCCACGGTGTCGATCTTCTCCACCGCCTCCATAAAACGGGCATAAAGATTGGGGTCTGCCGGATTAAACCGCAGCACCCCCTTGCCGTTGATGCGGTATTCCTTCATACCGCTGTCAAATTGAATTTTTTCCATTTTTCTTCCTTTCCCACAAAAAGTGAAGTTGCTTCGCAGTGAAGTTCACTTCGTGAGTGAAGTTACTTCGTAGTGAAGTTTTCACCTTCGGTGAAAGTTAAGGTGTCGCCTCCGGCGACAATTTAAAAATCAATTGCCGAAGGCAATACCATAACTGCCGCAAAGCGGCAACTTCACTGGCGTAGCCAACTTCACTTTGCGCAGCAAAACTTCACTGGCGTAGCCAACTTCACTGCTCCGTAAAGCTTCTGGTGCTCACATTGAAGCTGCCCGGGGTCTTGTTGCCGGTAAAGTGGAGGGTAAAGGGGATCTGATAGCCGGTGGTGTCACCGCCGTAGCTGTTGACCTCGATGTAAGCCTCCTCCCGGATGGCAGGATAGCTGCCTTCCTGGGCAGCGTCCCAGAGCTTCACCTCCACCACATCGGTCTTGAGCTGATCCAGCACCTGACCCTCGTCGATAATGGCCTGCAGCCGCTGGAACAGGCCGGAGCCCTCCTCGGCGTAGTAAGGCTCTACCGCGCCGGTCTTTTCGTAGCTGGAGATCAAAATGGAGGTCTCACCCAAAATATTCTTTTTGGTATCCACCTGGGCGGACAGCTCCGGGCTGAATTCCTCCAGGTCCTTGCCCAGCCGTTCATAGGCTGCCTCCGTGTCGCCGGTGGACGTGTTGATAAAGTGCGCCAAATACTTTCGTTCGATCTTTGCCAATTTACATTACTCCTTCTTTTTCACAAATTCCGCCTGTACGGACAGGCTGTACAGGGCGGTGCCGCCCTGCCTGACGGTCTGCATTTTCCCGGGGCCGACCCGGATCCGTTCCTGCCGGGGGTCATCCCCCAGCCGGGGAGCGTGTCCTGCCAGGCTCTGCTCCCGGATCCACCGGGTCACCGCCATGACCCACTGGGCATTATCCGGCTGGCCCTGCAGCCGTGGGGCTACATACCGCAGCTCCAAATCACACCGCAGCTTCAGCGTAACGCCGCCGGTCACATCGTACTGCCGGGAGATTTCCTGCTCCCCCTTAGAGAACAGGCCGCAGCTTCCCACAGTGCCGTCGGTGTACTCTGCCAAAAGGCCCTGAAGCTGGGGGCAGGTCTGCAGCCAGCGGTAAACGGTTTGTACACTGTCCATCCTACGCACCTGCCTCCCAGTGGGTGATCCCGCCGTTCCACCGGTAGGGGATCACATATTCCATCTGCATCAGTCCGGGCACCGCCCCGGGCAAAAAGCTTGCCCAGTCGGTGCATACCGGTCCCTCGCCCTCATAAACCCGGTCTCCGGGGCGCAGGCGAAGGGTCCCGTCCGGTACGATCAGGGTAAAGCGGACCCGGCGGTGATCCCCGGGGACTTCCTCTGCCAGGCGGTGCTCCGTCACCAAAAAGGCCCGGTCCAGCACCTGGCGGTGAACCCCGTCCTCCCGTTTTTGGTAGAGGGTCACCGTCTGATCACACAGGCTGTAATCCATAAGCCCACTCACGCCGTCGCCCCCCTGTAAATATCCAGATAGATCCGGGCCTTTTCCAGCAGTCGGCGCTGAAATGCGCCGCCGGAGCTGTCGTAACGGACGGAAACCTTGCCCATGGAGGCAGCGGTCACCGCCGGATCTCGCTGCGTACCGGTGTACAGCTCCTCGGCTATGGCGCACAACGCCATCCGCACGGAAACGCTGTCCGTTTCCAGCACCCGGTAGCGGTGGCGCAGCCGCTGGAAAAAGGCTTCCGCCTGCTGCGCCACGGTGTCAAAGGCCTTCTCCGGGATCACACTGCCCAGGTAGCTGTTTATATAAAAATCGTAGTCGATCACAAGGCAGTGCCTCCTTTGCGTCAGGCGGCAGTGCCTACCGCGATATCCTTCAGAACAGCAGCCTTGTGGGTGTTCTTCAGGGCCACGCCGGCCACCAGCTCCACCTCGCCGGTCTTCACAGCACCGGGAGCGTTCAGATCCGGCATGTAGCAGTTGATCACACCGCTGCCCATGGGGCTGATGCCGTGGAAGCCGTCCAGGCCCAGGGAAACCGCGTAGATGGCGGTCTTGCCGTTTTCGTCGGTGGGGATCACGTCCTGGGTGGTCGTGCCATCAAAGTACTTGCCCATGTCCACCATAGGCACACCGGCATAGGTCTCCACCACCCGGCCGAAATCGTCCTTGGTGCGCTCGTAGTAGCCGGCACGGCGGGCAATGGAGCGCAGCTTGATCAGCATTTGCCGGTTCATCAGCAGCATGGTGGGTGCGCCGTCCAGGCAGCTCAGGAAGCTGTCCATCTCGTCCAGGAAGGCGTTGTAGTTCTCGTCCAGCTCATTGGAGGTAGTCAGGGAAACGCCGCTGGTGATCTCATTTTCCGTACCGGAAAGCAGCTTTTTCAGGCCGTCAAAGGTACCGCCCACGTAACCTTCCTCTCCATCGGCAGAGCCGTTGACGGTCAGGTTGTGGAAATAGTTGGCGGTAGCCTTGATCTTCTGCTCCGCCTGGAATGCCAGCTCGTCTGCCGCGCCGGCGGTGTTCTGCAGCACCCGGTCGATCTGGAAGGAACCGCCCATGATGATGGCGCCGGTGGTCTTCTTCTCACGCTTGGCCTCGCCCGGGGTGTACTCGCCGCCAACGGTACGCACCGCGGCGGTGGCAGGGGTCTTGAGCTGGATGTAGCCGTAGGTCAGGGTGCTGCCGCCGGTGCCGGGGCTGATGACGTTGTCAAACACCATATGGTCCAGCAGCAGGGAGCTGCGCCGGAACATATCCACGATCTGCTGATCTACCTTGTCGGCCATGCCGACCTTTGCTTCTGCAAGTGTAATTGCCATAATTTTTTACTTCCTTTCAAATTTTTCTCTCAGTGCGCCTGCAAGAGAGTTTTCGGTTTGCCGGTATCCGATACGGTCCGTACCGGTTCCGGCTGCGTACACAGGAGGGATCTGTTTTTCCTCAAACAGATAGCCACATTCCTTCTTCAGGTCCTCCAGTGCGGCTTTCAGGGCTTTTTCGGGATCTTCGCTTTGGCTGAGGCTTTGGGTGTCCAGCAACGCCCGGATGGCCGTGACATTTCTGCCTCCGGCAGAAGCAACAGCACTGTGCAGCAGATGATCCCATTTCACCTGCTCCAGCTCCTGCTTCCATTGCAGGGCAGTCTTTCCCTCGGCGGTGGCCTCACTGCGCAGACGTTCCAGCTCCTGCTTCAGCGTTTCGTAGTCGGCATAGGGCTTCACTGCGGCATCCTTCGCCGCCTGAATATCTCTGCCGTTTTCCGCCATCACCGCGTCGATGACCTCCTTGGAAAGGGGCTGATCCCCCACCGTCAGACCTTGCAAAAATTCTCTTTTCATATGACTCCTTTCTTACCGCTACGCTTTTTTTACGGGGTTCGCATCCCCTGCGGCCGGTGTTTTTACGCCCACCACGGCAAAAATAGGTATGAAAAAAGCACCGTGAGCGTCCTCACAGTGCCTTGATCAACAAAATTATATTCCAGTTTATCGAGCAGTTTAAACTTTGCAAAAACCTTCCAATGTGTTATTGCGAGCCAGTAGGGGACGGGTTTCCCGTCCCTCCGGTTCTCGAAAACCTCCCAGTTATGTCATTGCGAGCCAGTGACCGATGTCACTGGCGTGGCAATCCGTCCCCCCCGTGTCATTGCGAGCCAGTGCTCACACTGGCGTGGCAATCTCAAAATGCAAGGATGTACAATTTTGGGGCCCAAAGGACACGTTCCGGCCTAAAAGAATGATTATTTATTATTTTAGGTCCCAAATATCCTTTGGCACCGTAAACAAATAAAGTTTCCCTTTGAGATTGCCACGCCGCCGTTTCGGCGGCTCGCAATGACACCACTTTAGGTTTTTGTTTTTATGCAACGCTTAGGCATTGCGCCACCCACAGGGCGGCAATTCCATATTCTCAACCGCTCAATACGCTGAAATTTAAGCAGCACGGTTTTGCACCCTGCTGCTTTTCTACAGTAGTATCATATCACATAATTTCCCAAATGTCTTCCCGTTTTTTTCCCAACCTTACAAACCAGGGGGTTGCAGAAGTGAAGTTCACTTCGTGAGTGAAGTTGGTTTCACCAGTGAAGTTGGCTGCGCCAGTGAAGTTGCCGCTTTGCGGCAGTTGTGGTATTGCCTTCGGCAATTGATTTTAAATTGTCGCCAAAGGCGACACCTTTACTTTCACCGCAGGTGAAAACTTCACTACGAAGTAACTTCACTGCAAAGCAACTTCACTTGCCGTCAGGCAAACTTCACCATGTGTTTATGGCATAAACCTCTGCCGGATGGCCTGAAGCTGCTCCGGGGTCTGCACCGGCATATTAAACCGCCAGCCCAGGGCGATCTCCGGCTTCATCAGGCCCTTATCCACCATATTCAGGTAGTCCGCCCAGACCCGGTCCTCATCGTAAAGCACGCCGTTGCCCCAGTCGATGCTGACAGAGGGCACTTCGGCGGCAAAGTCCATCCGGTACAGCGTGCCTAAGCACCGGCATAATGACAGCATCTGCTGTACCGCCTGCTGCCAGGTCCGCTGAAAATCGATCACCGTCAGGTTGTAGTCCCCGGCACTGGCGGAGATCTCGGTGGCAGTCCGGTCCTGGGCGTTGGCATCGCTGAGCATGCCGCGCTTCAGGCCGATGACCGATTCCACATTGCGCAAATACTCCTGCTTCCGTTCCAGGTAGGACTGATGGCGAAGCTGGGGCGAAAACACGGTAATGCCCACCTGCTCCGGGTCCTCATCCAGGCCCACGAACAAATGATCCTGCAATTGCAGATTGCCCTGCGGGTCCGTCTTCAAAAGATCCCGGGAGGCAATGACTCGGCTCTGGCCCCGGATAAACTCCTGCCGGAGCTGGGCTTCATTTTCATCAATGCTGCGGATCAGGCCCATAGCCGGCGCATAGACGCTGACGCTGTCGGAAGAGCCGTCCACGCAGTTGAGCATAGGGGTGCGCAGCTCCACCAGTCCCACAGACCCCACAGGCCGGGCAAAGCGGTAGCTTTTGGGCAGCTCCCTGTAGGCCGGATGCTCCGTCAGAGGTACCGGCGTGCCGGGGTTTTGTCCGTTTAAGGACCGCAGCAGCTTGTTTTCAACGGTCAAATACCCATGTTTATCCACCGTCCTGCGCTCTAAGAGGGTGTAGTAGTACCGCCCCAGGGTGCTGCGTTCCACGGTACCCAGATCGTTGACCGCCCCGGAAGCGTCCCTTCCGAAGATCAGCACGTTGCTCCGTGGGATCAGGCCCACGGAAAAACCGTCCTTCTCCGGTACCGGCTTCAAAAAGCAGCTTCCGCCTACCAGGCTCAGCTCCAACGCCTGCCGGGCCACGCCGTCCAGGCTTTCCAGCAGCGGTGCATAGCTTTGCTGCTGGGTGGTGCTTTGGTACTCACCGAATACGGTGCGCACGATCTTGTTTACCACCGTGTAGGCGATCCGCTGACAGGCATCCCGGTCCTGGGTATCCTCGCAGCCGTAGTAGGCGGCAAACCAGTCCGCGATGGCCTGGCGCATAGCCCGGGTGGTCTTGTCCGCGGCACCGAAGGCCTCCTCATAGCTGTAAATTCCCATCAGCTTTTCCCTCCGTTGTAAATGGTGATCCGCTTGGCGGCACGAATACCAGCCTCCAGTCCGCGGATGTAGGATAAAAGCTGTTCATTTTCCTGCCGCAAGCGGCGGTTTTCCCGTTTCAGGGACCGATTGTCCTGCAGAACGGTCTGCTTTGCCCACATAGGCAAAAACCCTTCCACGATCCATTTTTTCATAATCATCATCCTTTCTTTGTTTTATCAAATCTTAGTTTATAGAGCCGATTGCCCTAACGGGCAATGGCATTCTATGAATGCCGGGGAAACGGATTGCCACGCCAGTGTGCGCACTGGCTCGCAATGACAAGTCGGTAGGTTTCTACCGTTTCGTTAAACAGGAAAAACACTGATGCGTAACATTTTTTCTCCTTTTGTAGCAAAACAAAAACCTAAAGCGGTGTCATTGCGAACCAGTGACCGATGTCACTGGTGTGGCAATCCGTTCTCTTGCAATGCGCAGCATTGCGCCGCCCATAAGGCGGCAATTTAATGCCAGTAACAGCTCAATAATCTGGAATTTACCCTTTCGATCTGCGCAGCACGGTGGCGCAGAAGTAGCGGATATCGTCCATAGCGTGATCGTGCTCCTTCACCGGTGCGTCCCGGGTCCCGTCGTCCTGCCAGCGGTAAAGGGAAAACTCCCGGATGGTGTCGGTACACCCCGGGCAGATCTGCAGCTTTCCCTCCTGCAAAAAGCCGGCCACCAGCCGGATACCGTCCAGCACGGAGTTTTTCGCCTTCCGCACGGAAAAACGCCCCTTCTGGCGGATCTGGGCAATGAAGGAGGCCGCCGAGGGATCTACGATCACCTGCTCCACCGGTGTGTCCCCTGCCAGCGCCTCCAGGGCCTCATAGTACTGCAGATCCGTTTTGGTTACCCCTTCCTTTCTGCCGTCATAGTAGTATTCCCGTACCCGCACAGCCCTTCCCCGGCTGACGCACCAAAGCCCGGCAGAAAAGGGATTTAAGGTGCCATAGTCCACCGAGATAAAATAGCGTCCATCCTCCGGTGGCTGCGCGGCAATGTGCTTTTGGGGGTCAAAGCTGTAAACCAGGCCCTCTGCCACACACCACTGCCCCAGCACATACCGCCGGTAAAACACCCCGGTGTAGAGGTTTTCATACCGCCTGCGCACCCGGTCCGAAAGGCCCGGATTATCCTGCATGGTAAAGTGCAGATGCAAAAGATTTTTTTGCGCCTGCTTTTGGATCCATTCCCTGTAAAACCAGTGCTCCGGGCCTTCCGGGTTGCAGTTAAACCACAGCTTTGCCCCATCCACAGAGCACCGGGCGCAGGCCTGCTCCACAAAGGACCGGGGCATCAGGGTCACCTCATCCAGCAAAATGCCTGCCAGGGTAACGCCCTGGATCTGCTTATAGGAGCTTTCGTCCAGGCCGCCAAAGAGATAATAGGTGTTCTCCCGGTCACCGCAGCGCACTGTCAGTTTATTTTCGCTGCGGCTCTCCCGGAAGGACATCACGCTTCCCAGCCAGCTATGTAAATTGCTGATCACGTTCCGACGCAAAGAACCGATGCTCCTGCCGCAAAGGGCAAAGCATCGGTTCTCAAAGGTATTCATGGACCAAATAAAAAAACCGTCTGTCATACAGACGGTTTTACCGGACCGAACGGCTCCATCACAGATCACACCGTCACAGTCCCTCAGTCCCGGCCGGTTCCACCAGCTCATAGCCAGGATCTGCTTTTTACTGAAGCTGCTGTATATCATGGATGTCTATCACCTCCTGGGTAGAGGCCACGATCGCCTCCAGCAAATTATTTTCCTCCTCCTTTCGGCTCGTTCCGCTGAAAATGCCTAAGTAAGACCCTAACAGCTCCAGCGCCTTCAGCTTGTCGTAGAATTTCACCTTCCAGCCGCTGGAGGTCTTCTCCACAGCGGCAATGGCAGCGCCGTGCTCCGGCTTCATTTGATCCGGCTCCTTCAGCCTGATCTGCCCCTGGGAAACGTCCAGCACGTCTGTGGCTCTGGTCAGACAAATGGCCGTAAGCTCATCAAAAATTTGCTCCGGCAGCTTGTCGTGTCTTTCTTTTTCGGCTTCGATCAATCCCTCACCTCCTTCTCGACGCTGCCATCATAGCACATCTTTTTCCAAATGTCTTCCCGTTTTTTTCCCAACCTTGCAAAACCCGGTTTCTCATGCTGTTGCGATGGACCGCAGATGAACAGGTAGCCGCCGAATGCCTATGAAAATAATGTGATTGTCCAACCAAGCCGCAAACGGCACTTGCCTTGACTCCAATGATAAACAAATAACTTGAAAATAATTCCATGATATTTCAAAAGCGTATTGTTTTTTGAAAACCGACATGTTGCCATATCCGGATAATCAAAAAAAGGGGGAATTTTGCATGTTAGATCGAATTTTCAAACTGTCAAAAAATAACACCACCGTAAAAACGGAAGTCATGGCCGGTATTACTACCTTTATGACCATGGCTTATATTTTAGCGGTAAATCCCAGCATCCTGGCTGACGCACCGGCCTGA